CGGCTTGACGCGGCGCACCTTTATCCCTGCGGCGGCGTGGGTGGCGGTGCCGCTAGGGACGGTAATGGTGAAGTGTGTGTTGTCGCCTGCTGGGGCATTGTCCACGATGTCAAACTCATGTCCGTCAAAGGCAGGCGTGGTGCTTCCTTCAATGCGGACGCGGGCGCCGGACGGATAGCCGTGGGCAGAGGCGAAGCTGACCGTTGCCGTGGTGGAGCTGACGCTGATGCCTCCGGCGTCGGTGAGCTTTTCTTCCCATCCGCTTACGGTGCGGTCGGCCTCTCGCAAGACATACAAGCGGTCAAAGGCTTGCACGATGCTGACCGTGTCGGTGCCCTCAATCGTCTCGCTCGGGCTGCTGGGATAGTTTTTGGCGACCGGCGACTGGCCTTGGCGCCAAAGCGTGGCGCTGCCGCTACCAGCCAGCACAATGTATTCGTTGGCACTGTCGTAGTTCTGCGAAGCGAAGACTCCAGCGGCATACAGTCCGCCGGCGTAGGCGTCTCTCACTTCGGGTCCGTTGTTAGCGATGATGGTGCCGGTGGCCGGTGTCGCGGGACTGCCGCTGACGGTGTAGGTGAATTTATTTGTCGGATCTATCGAATCCAGCGTGATTAGAAAATCGCCGTTGTATTGCGTCTGCGTGGCGCCGCGGATGTTTACTTGGTCGCCGGTCGTGAAGCCGTGCGCAGTGGCGGTGACGGTCGCCGTGGTCGAGGCGCGGGTGATTGAGGTGACGGCCTTGTCGGCGCCGAGAGGGAAGTCGAGCGTCAGCGGGGCGCCGGTCGTGCCGATGGTGTCTGTTAGGCGCTTAGATCCCTTGCGGGTCGTCGCCACGCCACGGTCTAGGCGCATATTCACGCTGTCCTGCAACATGCCGGCGGGCAAGGTCACGGGATTCACGCGGGATGCGAAGCCGATGAAACCGGCATCGCCATCGCGGAGGACTGGAGATTCGAGGGGCATTACTTACTGGTGAGGACGTAGCTGAGAGTTTTCGCGTTGTTGCGCTTCATCTCCGACTCAACGAGCGTGATGAAGGCCGGCCATTGGACGGGCGGCAGGACAGAGCATCCTTCGCTCCCTGGCCCTCTGGTGGCGGGGCCGCCGCGATGCACGTTGATGCCAAACCAGCCGGTCTCTTCCTTGTCGTCGCGGACGACGGTGACCGGAGCTGCTTGGACCAAAGCGCGGTAAGGGTTGCCGCGCCGAATGCCATGAAGTCCGAGTTTGTATTTCCAGACTCCGGGCTTGAGGACGGCATAGGGCTTGTTGATCTTGGGGTTCTTTCCGTAGCGGTCGGGATCGACCGAGGCATTGAAGGTGGCGTGCACGTCGCCGCCGCTGCTGATGAGGATGAGGGCGTCGTCGTAGATGCCGCGCGAGTTGCCGGGCTTCTTGTCGAGCTTGCTGTAGTAGCCGCGCACGCCGACCAGCACGACGGGATCGCTGACCTTGTGCTGCCGGAGCAGCGCATCGGTCGCTTCCTTCTTTTGCTTGGGGCGGGCAGCGGGGATCATTAGTGCTTGGCTAGTTCAGCGGCGGCAGCTTCGACGGTCACGGGTCCGACATAGCCGTCTTCTTTGAGCAAGACGCCGCGACCGTGGGCGTTGAGAAGCGCTTGGATCTGGCGGCCGTAGTCTTTGAGGATGTTCGCGGGCAGGCGCGTGACGGCGATGTCCAAGATGCCCCAGATGATTCCGGCGATGACCGCTTCGTTTACGCCCAGGGCGCGGATGTCCAAGCCAGACTTGGCGGCAATGTAGGTCAGGGCAGCGGCAGCGGCAGCCGTGACCAGCTTTTGGAGCAGGGGACCGCCGCGCGAAAGCAGCAGGCGGACGAGTTGGCGTTCGAGAAAGTTTTTCATTGTTCGGGTTTTTTCCACTCCTTGTAGGAGTTGTAGAGGTTCGTGATGTTCGGGACGTAAGTGACCATGATCTTGATGCTTCCCCAGTCGCCCGCCTGCGTCTTCTCGCCGTCCACGGGCGGAAGAGGAATGGTCACGCATCCACCAAGGATGAGTGCGATGGCCAAGCCGAAGGCGAACTGCGGGCGGCATTTCATTAGAGTCGGGCGTTATTGTCCTTGGCTTGCACCAAGCCCCAGCCGGCGAGGATCGACGTGACGATAAGTCCGAGGTCGGGCAGCGCGTCCGTGGCGAGGTATTCCTTGGCTCCCGTGGAGATGGCGATGATAATGGTCAGGATGCCGATGGTGGTTGTTTTCCAGTTACGCATATTATTTTTGCTTCTGCTTTTTTCTTAGGTCGTGAAGGACCGAAACTAAGGTGACGACACCGACCGCTAGGCCAACGATGAGGCCGGCGACTCGGAGGTAGACCTCAAGCTGTGAGACGAGAGAGACGGCGGCGCTTCCGATGCTGGCAAAGGTGCCGAGGGCGCCGCGTTCAACGGTGCTAAAGTGATGTTGTAGATACGTCATGGTTCAAATAGTAGGCTTCTTTGATTTCGCCACGGTGCCCGCGCTTTAGGTTGGCCTCCCAAGCCTCCCACTGCGGCCCGTCCTCGCCACTGGTCAGCGGGATGGAGCCGAAGTTCTTGTCGTAGGCGAACTTCTTGCCGTAGCGGAAGACGGCATAAGCATGCCCGCGCTCTTTGCCATTTTCGTTCCAGTGGACGATAAGCACTTTTGTCGGCACGCCGTTAGCTTCCATCTTCACCTTCGCCGCAATCGCCGCGGGCAAACAGTCGTTGACCTCCTGCTGCGCGGTGAGGCAGCCGGACAAGGCGAGGGCAAAGATGGCGAGCAGCGGGCGCATTACGTCGTGAGTTGTTCCAGCAGCGTGTTGGTGAGGCGCTTTGGCCAGTAGGCGATCTTGCGGTAATACGCCGTGGCGGTGTCGGTGCTGTTGGCGATGCGACGACTACCGATGACCATGTGCGTCTGGGTGGTTGCGACCGTGCCGCTGGTGTCCGTGCCGACAAGTGATCCGGCTCTGGCGAAGGCAAAGTTGTCCACCGCATATCCAGCGGCGAGTTTGACGGTGTCTCCAGCGGCAACGGTGGTTGAGTTTATCTGTGCTGCGGTGCCAACGCCGTCTTGAGGCAAATACATTAGTTGGTTGCCGCCAGATTGGTTGAACCGTATTTCGTTTTGGTTGTTGCCACTTCCATTGGTGCCAAAATTCAAAATACGATTTGCCGTTGCGTAAGCCGCGCTGGCATACGGAAACTGAACCTCCGCGAACATGGTGCCTTCAGCCGTATTGTAAAACGACGAGATGGGCGTGACGGAAACTCCATCCGCTGCGCGGGTCACGGCGGCGGAGGTCGTCGGAATGTAGCTGGTGGCGAAGGCGCCTTGCTCAAGCTGCGGGGCGGCTATGCGGAGGGTTAGGTCTACGGCGTTACCGTTGGTGTAGTCCATACGCAGCGATGGTAATGCCCGCTCAACACTAGCGCTGCTCATCGTGCGCGTTACGGTTATTCGCTGACTGTTTAGCGATGCGCTTGTCGGTGTGAATGTCTGGTCTGTGAATTGCGCAGACACGGCAGCGCCCGCGCTTGTCCTCCCGAGCAGCCGCAAAAGCAACGTTGCGTTGCTTGTAGAGCCTGCGGCTAACTTGCAATATGCCGACTCCGTCCAAGTCTGACTATTAGCTGCGACAATTTCGGTGCTTGATTCAAAGTCAAATTGCATTGAACCGGACGCCGTGGGTGTGCCGCTTAATTTAAGGTCAATGTAAGCCAGCCCATTTTCAGTGCCGGTGGCAACAATCTGCGTTGCCATTCCATTGGCGCTTGCGTTTGTTGAACCCCAATTTGTCGGCAAGGCCCCACCACTCCCAATCACCCCATTGGTCGAACCACCAGCCTGCGAGTTGCGGATGCTGTTGGTTCTGGCCTCCTCGATGAGAAGCCCCAAGCTGCTGCCGCCGGAATGGTCGAAGCGTGGCGTGTCGTTGGCGGCGGTTTGCAGGGTGCCGTTGGCGTCGAAGAAGGTGGCGTTGCTGGCTCTGGTGAAGGTGATCGCGGGGCCGGTGCCGTTGTTTAAGGTCTTCTCCCCGGCAAAGTCGCGGCTGAAGGTCGGGCGCGCGATGGCGGCGCCGGACCCAGCGTTCAGCAACAATGTCGGGGCGAGGATCATTAGGCGGTGTAGGCGATGATGCGACCGCTGTGCAGATCGATGGCGGTGAACTTGCCGAAGAGGACAGTGCCTGCCGGGATGACGGGGGCGCTGGCGTCGGTGGTGTTCGCTATGTCGGCGATGTTGCCGGTCAACGTGTGGAACTTGGCGTCGGCGAGGACTTGCACGGCGAGCCAGTCGCCGGTGCGGGCCGTGGTGTCGGCGATGTAGTTGCCGCCGCTGAGGCCGTTGGTGATTTTGTTGTTAGGGAATCCCATAGTGTTGGTTGGTTAGTATTGGTTGACGCGGGCGGTCCACATGCTGGGCTGCCCTTGCTGGAAATAGTATTTGTCGCGCTGAGAGATCAGCTCGGACTCGGCCTTCTGCTCCATGGCGAGCGCCTTGTCGAGCTGGCCGTCTTCGGTGAGGAGATCCGAGGTCAGCATGAGCGCGACTGCTTTTGCTATGACGGCTGGAACTGCTGCGGTGAGGTTGCTTGCGCTGTATTCGGTCGGGCGGACGCGGTAGTTGACCCAGACGCTAGTTGGCAGGTCGGTGTCTTCGGGGAAGCGAATGGCATCTCCGAGGAGCGTATAGCCAATGGCGCGGGGCGCGGCGTGGGTTGCAGGGTTGTCGCGCAGGACCGCAAACACTTCGCCCATCGGTGTGGGCGTTGGCGATCCTGTCTGCTCGTAGTCGATATAATAGCCGTTCGTAGCATCACCCTGCACGGTGCGGCTTTCGACGCGCATAAGCTCTGGCCAATCGGCCCATTCCCAGCAGTCGGCGATGCGCTCGTTGGCGGCGGCGACCATCATGGTGCGGGCGCCGGATGGGATGTTGGAAATATCCGAGCCGTCGTTGCCGCTGCGTTGCCAAGCGCGGAGGAGGATGGACTGGAGGGTTACGGTGCGCATTAGCTGTTAAGTGCGTTCATGGCCGACTGGACGGCGGCTTCAAAGGTGACGCTAGGATTCGGCCAATCGTTACGCGGTGCCGGATTGGCGGCGAACATGGCGAGGATCTGCTGCAAGTAGGCTTCGACGGCGTCCAGCTCGGCGCAGGTTTTGCCTGCGGCGGTGAGGGACTGGCGCAGATACAAAAGTGTGGGCTGGCGGCTGCCGCCGAGGCCGACAGACTCAAGGTGTTCTTCGGCGGTCTGCGTGGGCGGCGGCGTAGGGATGAGTGTGCGGGTGGCGGCGTCCCAGATGAGGCTGCCGTTTTGCAAGCCTTCGCCTTGCTCGTCGGTGAGCGGGAGCGCGGTGATACCTGCCGGAAGCGGATCGGCGATGACGGTGCCAATGCTGACGCTTTGGCCAGTCACGGTGTTATAGAGG